TCGCCATTGAGGGCGAACATGAAGAACCCGCCCGCCGTGGCGAAGTTGATGGCGCAATAGTAGTTGCCGGTCTGGCCCGTCACCGCCGCAGCAGGCACAACGTCCGCATCAGCCGGGGTGGTGATGTCAAAGATGCTGCCGTCCGATGCTCCGAACAGCTTCTTCACGTCGCCTACGTAGGCCATGAGGCTTTCGCACGGATCATCGGTTGTCGATACCGTGGCGTGCTTCAGGGAGCCGCCGAGCATGCGAATGCCTGTGGTGGTCGGGAAATACCCATCCAGCCTTACAGCGGTGCCCTTGCGGCCCGCAGCGAGGTTCTGAGCCGATACCCAGCCCAGCACCGGAGCGGGAACCGACGATGGCCTGCTCTTGGAGCGGGCCTGCTGGGAAACGGGGGCGCGGCGCAGCATCAGGGTGTGATATTGTAGGGATAGGAGGGAACGGCATCGCCAAACACACGGCGGCGGCCGACACGCACGACGCGCGGGCCTTTGCTGTTGCTGGCGAGGCTCTCGAGCAAGGCGTTATATTCGTCCTGGTCCTGCGCGTAGGGGCGGCCCTTTGCAGCCTTCCAGCGCCAGATCAGGCTCAGCTTCAGCGCCCGCTCATCGAGCAAGAATGTGTCGGTGTCAGTGTCGAATGCCGTCTTGGTCGCGACGGTCCCTGCTGCCGGGATGGCGATCAGGTTCGACACGTAGGTGAATTTCACCGTTGCCGCGTTGCCGATGGCCGGCTTGATGTGCAACTGGTTGCCGTAGATGATGGCGCGCTTGGTGACTTCGGTGATCGCGCGCACGTCCTCAGCCAGCCAGTCGTCCAGATCGAGAAAGAACCGGATTGGCGTCGTCGGCTCTTCCGATGGCCAGAAATTGGTGGCCTTGGGCACGCGCAGATAGTCCGATGGCAGGGCGAAACTCGTTTCCGCCCCGTCACCGGTAACGGTGTGGATACCCTTTAGCTGCTGCCAGTCGAAGTCGTCGCACATGGCGCGCGCGGCTTCGTTGACGGCTTCCTGAAGCTCTACGGCGGTCCTGCTCGTGTCGCTGAACAGCACCGTGGGCACGGCAATGCCGAGGCGCGGGGCTGCTGCTTGTACTGCGGACAGGACCGTCATGGTTTACGCTGCCTTCTTGGCGGACAGTTCGGCGTTCAAGGCGTCGGCCTTGGCGACGAGCGTTGCGTGTTTCGGATTGCCAGCCGGGCGGGAACCGGAGTTGTCCTTCAGCCAGTTCTTGATGTCCTCGTCGTCCCATGCCCAGAACGGCGAATCTTCGCCCATGCCTTCGTCGGCTTCGGCTTCCGGCTCATCGACGGGGGCAACGGGCTGGCCCGCCTGAAGCGCCGCCATATCGCGCTGAAGCTGGGCAATGATCTCGTCACGGGCCGACAGTTCGGCCGCAAAGTGCGCCTGCGCCTTGGAGCCTTCGGCCTTGTCGAGCCATGCCGTAGCCTGGTTCTTCAGTTCGCGGCCACCCATACCGAGGCGTTGCAGGTTCGACCCGTCGAGCTGGGCCAGCGCTTCCACCGTCATGATGTTGAGCGCCTTGAGTTCCTGCACCTTGGACGCAGTGAGCCACGACACTTCAGCCAGCGGCGTGCCGATCACGGCGGCGCCCTTGTGGTCTGCGAAGAAGCGGTAGTGCTCGGGGAACCGGTCCTTGTAGGTGATGATGTCGCCAGTCTCGCGGTCGCGGCCACATTCGGCATTGGCCGGGCTTACGAAGGTATTCTTGGGGTCGCCAGCGATCTTGACGCGGACCATTTCCACATCCTCGAAGATGGGTCGGCCGGCATCAATCGACTTGCGCTTGTTCTCGATGGCGTCGGTGTAGAACTCGACGTGCAGGTGAGGCTTATCGGACATGGGTTGTTTCCGTCTGAGGGATCGCGGGAAGGGAAACGGGGCGAGCCGAAGCCCGCCCCATCAGGATCAATCGTTGGTGGTGATGTCGTCGGTGTAGGGCCGGCTGATCTCGAACTCAGCAAACGAGCCAGAGGGGGTGCCGATGGCCGATGCGCCCTTGGCGAGGTGCACCATGTCGCCGTCAACCACAGCGTCATCGACCGAGCCAGCGGTGCCGGTGGCGAACACCAGCCCGTTGTCGGCATAGGACGCGAGGCAGAGGCCGACTGCCTTGCCGCTGATCTGGTACCAGCCGTACTGGCTGGCCACATTCGCGGACATGGCGATGCCAACCGGGCCAATGGCGTTGGCCGCAAGAAGCGCGGTCCCGCCATCGTCGAGGTTGTAGGTTGCCCAAGAGCCGATGGCGGTCGATGCCACACCCTTGAGATAGATGAACTCGCCCGAGCCGTAGGTCGGATCGGACGCCTTGACGATGGTGCCCAGCGGGTGCTTCTGGGTAGTCTCGGTCGTGGCGATGGGCTGCCAGCCGAGGGAGTTTTCCTGAATGACGTAAGCCATTTCGGTGCTTCCTTTCTGCTCAGCCGATCACGGGGACGAGTCGTAGAGCTTGGCGGTGTGGAGCGGGTTGTTGAGCGTGAGGTTTCCGAAGAAGCCGACATGCTGGACAATCGCGTCCTGGTTGGTGGGAGCCTGCTTGCCGCCGAACTTCACGAAGTTACGATCCGGGTGGTACCGGAAGCGCAGCGCCGAGGTGTCGAGGAAGTAGGTCGTATTCGACGGCATGGCCGAACCGATGCCACCTTCAAGCACCACATCGACGGACTTGCCGGCGCCGTAATACTTGAGCGAGGAAAACCCGAGCTTGCCGAGTTCGTTCTCGTTGGCGATCTGCTGGATTGCCACGGTCGCCGCAGTGTAGGCGATGTAGTGTTCCTGCCCGGCCGCGATGACGTTCGGCCCCTTGTTGCCACGGGAGCGAGCAATCATGATGTTGTCGAAGATCGTTTTCACGGTCGTGGACGACACCGCAGTGATGCCGGGGAAGGCAGAGTTGGCGTCATAGGTCGTTGTGCGCCAGATGGTGTTGGCGTTCCGGTCGATGCCGCCGTAGGTGTTGGTCGGCGTGGTCGGAATGGCCATCTGAAGGCCACCGATCTGGTTGGACGACAGCCCATCCGAATGCACGTCCTCAACGAAGCGGTCTTCAAGCTCCGTTTCGGCGGCCATGATGTGTTCTTCGAGGATGTCCTTGAGCTGGTTGGTGCCGGAGTTCTTGAGGATGTCCTCGCCCGACAGCGTGACCGAAACGGCGGCCAGCTTGGGGGTGAACTCGGCATCGTTGAACAGCTCGACCGGGGTGGGGTTGAGGAACCCGTAGCCCGAATAGCGGGTGTAAGACCCACTCTCGTTGTAGAGCAGTCGCTCGCGGATGGTGGGGCCGGAGAAGGACTTGAACTGGCCCTTCTTCTTCATGAGGTAGAGGATAGCGTTCGCATTGGACACCAGGTCGGCGTACCCCTGCGACCGGTCCTCAAGCGCCAGGGAGAAGGCTTCCTGGAGCTTTTCGGTTGCGGTCAGAGCCATTTAAGGCCCTCCTTTCGGATGCTACAGCCCAAGCGCACTGAATGCGTTGTCGAGGGCTTCGCGTGGGGATGACGGCACCCTGCGGGGATCGGCCGATTGGCCGGGGCCGGGGGCGCCAGTGACAGAGAGTTGGCCCTTGCGCGGGTTTGAGCCGCCGGTGCCTGGGGTCGGGGTCTGAGCCCGTGCCGGGGTAGTCGGGGTGGGCGCGGCGTTTGAGGCCGTGCCGAACATGCGCTGGTACTTGGCCTGCGCATCGCCCTTGGCCTTCGCAAATGCGTCGGTCAGGGTGATCTGGGGGTCACTGCTCAGGATCGCGGCAATCTCGCCGTCGAGTTCCTTGAACAACGCGCGGTCCGCTTCGGGGAGTGAACCGATATAGGTGGTGAGCTGCCCGCCGATCTGGTCAGTGCGCTGCTGCTCGATCGTCTTGTTGATGCCGCCGAAGCCCTGCTTGAGCCCTTCGATTTCACGGCGCAGGGCCGCTATCTCGGCATCCTTCTGCGGTGCCGCCGCGCTACCCTCGGGCTGCGGATGGCCCATGATTTGCGCGGCCCACTGGCGGGGGTCTGTGCCGGCGCGCTTGAAGATCATGTCGAGGCCGGCGCCGAAGTCCTTGGCCAGCATGATGTCGATGTCTACGTAGCCCTGAAGGGCCTGCACGGGGTCGATGTTGGACCGGGCCGCCAGTTCATCGAAGGGCCGATAGACAGAATGGAACCGGGTGGCATCGCCCTTGTATTGGGTGATCCCCGCCTCTAGCTCGCGGAAGCGGCGCTGCACCGCGCCTTTGACCGGTTCGGGGGTGGCCGCCCATGCGGCTTTGGCTTCAGGGTCAAAACCCGCAGGGGCGTCGACAGCTTCGGTGGTCGGCTTAGCGGTTTCGGGCTTCTGCTGTTCGGTGACAACCTCGTCGCCCTGTTCCTTGGCCTTGAACGTGCCATCAGGATTCCGCTCGCGGCTACCATCGGCCGGCGCTTCTGCAACGGTGGCTGTGTCGGGTTGCTGCGTGTCATTGCTGCCCTCGCTGGCCTCGATTGTCTCAAACGCCCTGTCAATGGCAGAGCGGAGATCAACGGAGGATTCGGGAGCGGCAACAGTCGTGTCGGCAGGCGCAGACGCGCCCCCGGCGAAATCGTCGGTGGTCATGAATTGTCCTGTCTGAGAGGATGCGGGTTAGGCGCCTAGACCGGCCTTACTGAAGGCGCGGTGCACCGAAGCACGAACCGACATGCGGTCTTTCTTCGGCTTCTTGCGGGGGCGAAGCAGGGCAGGATCGCCGCCAACTTCGGTGTATCGCTCGCCCTGCGGGTTGCCGCTGGGCTTGTAGGTCTTACGCAGCTCGGACTTGCTGTCGAACCACTGGCCGGTGGCCATTGACTGGATATGCGGCTGAGTGTCCGAGATGATGTTCGGCGCGCTCAAGGCTTCTTCCGGCCGACGATGGTTGTCGGGCCATTCGTACTTGTCGTGCATCTCGCCACAGTCCGGGCAGAACTTGTAGCGCAGGCCGCCTGTCATTGGATCATGCCCGGCAGCTTGAACGGGCCGCGACCGAACAGGCCGGGGCCCGCCTTGGCGACGACGATCTCGTTCACCTTCTCCTTGACGAAGGGCATGTGCTGCATGCCGGAGATGGCTGCCTTGATGTCGGCCTTCAGCGACTTGTCCCACGGGAAGCGGGATGTGCCTACGTCCTGCTGCTCTGCATCATCGAGGAAGGCGACGGTGCCCTCCTCATCCATGCCGCAGACGGGCTTGAACGAAGGATGTTTCTTGGCTTTCGCCATTGGGGTTACTCCACGTATGGGGTGAGGTCGTCGTTGACGAGAACGACAGGCAGCCCGCCGCTGGCAACGATGGTTACAGGCACGGGCAATGTGGCCTCCTATGCAGCCATGAGGATCAGTAACTCGATGTCTTCCTCGTCCATCTGAACAAGGCGCTGGCGCTCGAGAGCGGCAAGCAGTTGTTGGGCATCCCACTCTGGTCCCGGTGACATTTCCTGAGCAGCCGGGGCCGGCTCTTCGGGCAGTTCGCCGTTCGCAATGCGGAAGGCTAGTTCGATTGCCTCACGCCGTTCGCGGTCCTGGCGTTCCCGGTCACGTTCGCGCTGCTCGGCTTCGCGGTCCAGTCTGCGTGCTACGGCTGGATCAATTGCGCCAAGTCGGCGGTTGGAGGGCTGTGCGGGCGTTACAGCGCCGGCATCGCCCCAGCTATTGAGCCAGTTCGTGCCCCACGATGTGCCCCATGCGGACGCCACTTACGGCCCCCA